TTTGCAGTTAAGTCTTCTGCATAGCATATGGGAACTTGTGGAGAAGATGGTTTATTTTCTTGCCCTGTTCCTTGTTGTCCTGTTCCTTGTTGCTGTCTTGCTGTTTCTTCTAACTGGTCTGTGTTTAGTGCCTTATTTAATAACCCTTCAATTAAACCACAAACATTTGCTGTAATTTTATTATATAAACAAAGAATCAGTTCAGTAATAATTTCTTTCATATCACCAAACAAACTTCTCATACTTAAGGGCATTGCTGCAACAACTTTTTTAAGTTCACAGTTAAGTTTACTTAACACATACTCCATAACTTGGTCTAAAATTAACTTTATATATTTTGCTATTTCACAAGCAGCATCAGCAATAAGTTTTTTTAAATCATTTATTACATTTGATACTGCATCAATGTAAGAATTAATAGCACTTATATATTTGTTTATCTTTTGAGTAATATTATCAATAATAGTTTGAATATTTTTAAGTGCATTTCCAACTTTATCGTCAGGTTTCATCAAAGGAATTTTTTCTCTTAACTTATCTTCTCTCTTTACGTGTGCTGCATTAAGTTTATGAACAGAATCAACTTGTTCAATTGTTGCTCCAGGTTGTGTTGGTGATGCTGGAGATTCTAGTTCTTGTGCTTCTTCTTTTGTTGCAGCAACAGTTGCTCTTGCAATTCTTGCTTCTTTTTCTTCCCCAGTTATTCCAAGTCTATCTGCCTCTGCTCTTGCAGATTGTGCAGCAGCAAATTCTCTTCTTGTTGGAGTTGTATCTGGGCGTCTACCATATTTGTCTAACTTAACACCAATTTTTGGTTTTGTTGAAGGTGCAGATGCTCCTTTTGGTTTCTCAACTTCTTTTCCAAAATCTGGAACTTTTTCTTTTGTTTCTGCTGATTTAGGTTTTTGACCTTCAGCAAAACCACTTGTTGCTAAACTACCAGATTTTTCATTTGTGACTCTATCAGTTCCTATTTTAGTAGAAAGTGCTGTTTGAGAATTATTTCCAAGAACTCCCATAATTACAGGAACTTGTTGGTCCTGCCCATCAAGAAAGAATCCAAAAACCATCATCCCCTGACGAAGGTTTGATGTTTGCCCAGAGTTTGCTTGGCCACCCCCTGCAGTCACAGGGTACATAATTTGTGCCCAGGGAAGTTGATCCGAAGGAATAACTACTTCTCCTTGGTCGTGAAGTCCTATAATACGAACTTTATATCTTCTTCCCCAACCAGGAATAGAATCTTTACTCTTATGAATTGAAGATGATACATTATCTCTCCAAGTAGAATCATCAGCAATCTGCCCTACCCACCAGAGGAAAGTACCACCTAAAAATCCAGAATTAAATAATGCTCCGCCTTCCATTAGTTATTTTTTTTCATCTTGATGTGTGATTTCCTTTTCTTCCAACAGAATCTCTTGCTAAAGTTAGTTTAGTAAATGTTTCTCTTGGAGTCACATAATGACATAAATCTGCTATGATATATAAACCTCCACTCTGTTTATTTATTTCATCATTTTTAGTATTTGTTTGAAGGTCTGGGACATCTAAAAATACAATATCTCCTGCGTGTAAAGAATAGTCCCCTGCTATTGTGACTGTAGAAGTGGAAGAAAATAATTGATTATATCTCATCGTTGCTTGATTTAAAATCTTTTGTGGGTCAAAGTTTGGTTCTCCTGATTTTTCAATTTGTTGTTGTGTGTTTCCTGTAGGAAGAGTTCCTTTATCAATCAACATATATTGAGTTCTTGAAAACTCTTTATTTTTACCTGGACGATTAAACTCTGGATTTAACACAGGAAGTTCTTTACCACCAAGTTTTAAAGAATCTTTTTTCTCTTGTGATGAAGGTGCAATCACTTCATAATAACAATTAAAGGGGTCAAAAACAATGGTACGAGTTGAGTATGCTCCCATTTGAAGTTTTGATTGTACATCAACACGATTATCCTTTTCATATTCAAGAGCTTTGATATCATACCCAGAAGGAACATTTTCTCCTCTTGAGTCTGGTGATTGGTTATAAATAATAGATTTTTTTTGTTCTTGTGCAAATAATCCATCAATTGACTTAAACTTAAATCCATCTGATGTCTCAAAAAATAAATACCCAGCACTATCACCCAAAGTTTGATTTTTTGCAGACACAGACCTTTTAGATAACCAGTTTGCTGCATAAAATGGTTTCCAGTTATTACCAATAAAGTTATAATTATTTGAGACCTCTTCTATCTCAAAGTTTTTTTCTGACCCCAAATAATTTTTATCAGTAAAAATTGTTTTGATATAATCAGACACTTTACCATCAAACCTTTGATTTAATCTAACTTTATCATTCATAATCATTTCTTTAGATGCTAAATCTAAATTAACCATTGACTTAGTTGTGTCATCATAAATTGGTGTTACTTTTCTAATATATAAACTTAATTTAAGTTCTTCATCGTTATTATCTGCAAACTTAATAGATACTTTTTCACTTCCAACAATTGGTAATCCATCAAGTGCTGTTTTATTGTTAATAGTATTTCCAGTATCAGCAAAAGTTACCTTTGCTGTTATGGTGTCTTCTAAAATACTTTCAAAATATTCAAATTTAATAATTCCACCAGCAATACTTACAGATTTGCCATCACTATTTCCAGCAATATCAAATTGTTTAATATTAGAAGATTCTGCTGATTTTGATACTATTTGATTTGACATTTAATATTACCTCTTATTTCTATTTAACCACCTTTATACAAACTATCAAAGGGATTTGACCCACCACCCATTGCTATTATTGTTTCACCAGAAGAACCTGATGAATTATCACCACCACCAGTTGGAACAGGAATTGGAATTGGAAGTACAACTATTTTTTGTTTTGGTTTTTCGTAAGATGCATAAGATGCAATCTGTGGTGATGATGGTTTATTACTAGCTTGTAGTTTTAACTTTCCAGTCTTTGTGTCGTATTCTCTACCAAATTGATCAAATCTACGTCCAAACTGGTTCCCACTTGGCACGGTTTTCATAAATGCATCAATTTTCTGCTGTTTTTCAGCAGCTGCTCCACCATAGGTTGCAGCAATTTGAGTGTCTCCTCCCACATATGATTGTAGAATTTTCATAAGTTGTTGTTTTGTTTTTGTTGCATTTACTTCTTTTAAAAAATTTGGATCAATAGATGTGAATAACTCTGTAACCTTACCACCAAGAAGGAACTCTTTTCTACCTTTTTCACTAAAAATAGCAAGTGATGGTTTATCAATCATTCCACCTTCACTCATAAGTCTTACCCCAGCAAACCATTTTCGGCCGCTGGCACTATCCCAATGAGGTCTGTATTGAAATCCTTTTGCTGTGTTATGATCATACTGATTTTTTAATCCATCATCAGCAGCAATACCAACGTGAGTAATAGCACCTGAATCATATCCTCCACCACCCCTCCATAAAATAATATCTCCGGCCTTAATATTACTTTTATTGCGAATAACTTTACCTAAATCACTACCACCAAAAGATGCAGCCAGCGCAGGTGCGTTTCTACCAGCATTGGGATCACTGTCCAAATCACCAGTCTGAGTGGTTTTTGATTTAAATTCTGAAAGACCCCCAACTTGAAGGGCAGCTCTTACTGTATTTGCACATTCATTTACAACATTAACACTTGCTCCCAAAACTTTTTTAGCACCTGCAATAATTTTTCCTGCCTTTCCAGATAGTCCTGTTTCATCACCTGTAGCAGTAGGTACACGAACTTGAGAATTAGCTACCACTAATGACGTATTTCCCGCAGTGTTAAAATAGTGATCTTTGTATTTCACAACATTTACATTTTGTGAAGAATCTTCAAAAGCAGATCCAGTTCTAAAACCTGTTGCCGCCAATAATTTTTTAATATTTCCAGAATCAATATTTTCGGATTTTAATTTTTCTTTCAATTTATCTGGATTTTGAGCCAACTCAATCGCTGCTTTTGCTGCACTCATTTGTGCTGGAGTTCTTGGAGTATTGATGGTTCCACTAGGACTGCCATCAGCATATGGTTGATATTGATTCTTCCCAGTAATTACACCAGTAATTGTGCTATCATTTGCATTAAATGTACCTTTTGATGCTTTACCAGATTGAATTAATCCAGCCCTATTGAGGATACTCCTGGCAACTAAAGATTGTCCAATAAGACCTTGACCTCCAGATTCTGCAACAATAAGTTTTTGAAATAAATTCATTTCACCTTCAGATATTGTAGCATCTTCTATTGTTGTTTGAATTTCATCTCCTTTTTTACCATCTTTTTCATCAGGTTTTAATCCCAATTGCTTTTTCAGGTCATTAATTGCAGCAGTAACTTTTGATGAAATACTTTCTTCTAACGATTTTGAAATTATTTTTGTCAAATCTTCACCATTACTAAACATTCCAGCATTTACAGAACCACCTTCAGCAAATCCAACTCCACCAGTTCTCATTATTTCAGAGCTAAAAGTTCTCTGCATCCAAGAATTAAGACCTGATGCTGCATTTTGATAGTCTAATTTAGATGGTTCCTCGCCAAATTGTGCCTTTAAAGGTAATGCAAATAATCCACCAAATGCATCTGCAGAAGACAACTTTTCATAAGATGACTTCATATATCCATAAGGATTTATTTTTTTCCCTTTATCTTTTGATTCAACTTCTATAAATATTTTCTTAATATTTTTCTCACCACCAATTGATTGTCCTGGTTTTACTTTTGATGGTAAAGTTTTGATAGTCCTTTTTGGTTTTTTTATTGTTCTTTTTATTTTACCTTGAGTTTTACCACCTCTTGTAATTCCACCACTCTTATATGCATAAGGTTTTCCTGTTTTTGGATCATTATCCACCAATCCCATTTTTTTAAGTAATGCCTCAGTTCCTTCATATGCAAGGAAACTAGCCGCAGATGAAGCAGCAAATCCAGTAACAGCAAGAGCAATAGCAGCAGGTAATCCAACCCCAGTTATTCCTAAAGAAGCTGCCAAAGCAGTTACTCCTGATATTGCAAGCATACCTGCACCAACGGCAGCAACAGCACTAAAGAAAGTTCTTATTCCATCTTTTGGTCTTCCTTGTGATATTAACATTCCAGAACTAATCAAATCTGGAATGAGCATTAAAAGAGTTGCTATTCCACCTGCCTTAATACTACTTCCACTTGGTATTTTAAACTTACCTCCACCACCACCGGTTGTTACTTTAGGTTTTTGTCTTAATGGATTTCTTATATCTGGTTTTCCTGCACCTCCTCCACCAGTAGTGGTTACTTTTGGTCTTCCTCCAGTTCCTGGTGCTGGTCTTCCTCTCAAATCACCACCAGGACTTCTACTATCATCACGATTATTCATCGCCTCAATGGCCATAGAACCAGCAAGAACAGTTGTTAAAAAAAGAGCAGTATCAATTAAACCAGAAAACTTATCAAATCCTTTTGCAAAGTTTTCTCCACCAAGATTTTTAATAAATCCACGAGTTGCATCGTATGCCTTATATCCCCAATCAATAAAAGTTACTAGTCCATTTAAAAGTTTACCACCAATATCAATAATAAAATCTGCTGCTGCTCCCAAAAATTTTACAATAGGCATTATTTTTGGTAAATGGTCTATAAGTCTTACAGCAAAATATCCAAGAATAACATTACCTATAAAGTTTTTAACCCAGTCAAGTATCCCTAGTCTTGGGGCACTAGGCATTTTAATGTTTCCTTTTTCTACATTTGGTTTTGTTTCTAATTTTTCTTCTTGTTTTTCTCTTCTTGTACCACTATCTTTTCTTTTTTTATCATCAAGTGATTTTTTTTCTAATGCGATAGTTCCTTTTAGAATCTTTTCAATTTGGATAACTTTAACTTTAATAACACTAATATTTTTTATTGTTTTCCCAGAAAAAGCTGGTAAAAAATTTTGAGTATTGATTGCCATTTTTTACCTCACCAACCCAAGAGTTTCTTGTTTTGATCCTGAACCACTTGGATTTCTAGCAGGAAAACTTGGTAAAAGACCCCGTTGTTTTAATTGTCTAACTTGTTCAGCACGATTACTTGTTCCAAGTTGTTCTGCTAACATTTTTTGAGATTGTCCATATGTTATTTCAGTTGCACTGCCGGGTAATATTTTATTAGCCTGACGGATCTTTTCTCTAGACATATTACTCATAATAGTAGAAATGTCAGTTGCATCTTTAACAATTCCTTTTGGTTTTTGTTGAGATTTAGAGACAGGAGTTGAAGGCATCATATAATCGGGTATTCCCTTTGTTTGTAATGATGGTAATCCTGGAAATCTCAAATGTTGATCCATAAAAGTGGATCCTGCATAAGATGTTGGGGCAAAAGATGCTCCATATTTTTTGTCCGCATATCTTTTCATTTCTGCCTTACTATAACCACCAACATCACCACCAGGACCTAATGGTGCTCTCATTCCACGAAATCCACCTTCAGAAAATTTTGAACTTGGAGAACCCAAAGGAATTCCTAAAAGTTTATTTTGATATGCGGGATCTGTTTGTCTATTACCTTTAACATCTGCAGGTCCACTTGTACGAGGGGCCATGATAGTTCCAGTGTTGGGTAAAAACCTTCCTAATTGATTTAAAAATCCACTACCCATATTTTCTTCATTAAGGATAGCAGAAGGTGGTTTAGAAATTATCCCACCATCAGACATAGGTTTTACCTTAGTTTGTGGTTTAGTTTGTGCTTTTGCGGGAGATCCTCCTAATGCATTTGCGAGCAATGATGCTGGATTCATTGCTGACAATGCTCCTGTCATTTGAGAAATAATATCAAATGCCCCTGATGGTTCTTTTTTAGGTTCGGGTTTAGGTTTTTCTAAAGATTTTACAACATCAGGACTTCTAAAATATATTAATTTTTTCGTATTTGGCCAAGAATCTTTTGCTACTTGGGGTGACATTAAATTAGTAAAAGTTCCTCTGCCAGACGAATTATTTGCAATTGTTCCATCTTTCATCACTATACCAATATGCCCATACGGTTCTGGGTCTTTCCCCCCATATTCAGGACGAGGATCATTCCATATTACAATATCTCCAGGTTTTCTATTCATTTCAGAAACTTTTACAAATGTTTTGTCCAATTTTTCAAAAATTCTAGGAACATAATTTATATTTTCAACTCCTTCCCAAGGGAGTGTTAAGTTTGCTCTTTTATATACTTCATTAATTGCTGGAGCACATCCATTTTTAGGGTCTCCACGAAAACTCCATTCCTCTTTTTGCATTCCAGAAGATGCATTTACAAGAGAATCAGTATATTTTTTGGGGTTAAATTTTGATACAGGAGGCCCATATTTTTCTGGTTTTGGTTTTTTACCAGAAAACATATTTGTTGCACTAGTCATTAAACTTGAGAAAGGATTTCCTTTATCTTTAGGTCTACCATCACCAACATCACCAACTTGTCCACCACCAGCAGCATAAGTTTTACCACCCATCATTTTTGGGCGATTAGTTCCTCCACCAGCAGCATTCATTCCCTCAAGAGTGTCTACACCATACTTCTGTACAGCACCAACAGACATCACAAATTCACCATCACTCAACATTGCAGGAACTTTATCTACACCTTTCTCACCACTCACAAATCCATTCGGCATTTCTTGAGATTTTTCAGGACCAGAACTCAATGCACCACTAAACATACCTTTAAAGTTAAATCCACCACCTTTAAATGCTGGAATTTTTATACTACCACCACCTGCGTAACCTGGTATTTTTGGTTCTTCTGGTTTTAAAGTTTTTGGTTCTTCATCATCACCTTTAAGTCCTTGAGTAAGAGCATATGCACCACCAACAGCAGCAGCAGTTCCAAGCACAGCTCCTGCTATTTTTCCTCCTTTACCACCTAAAAATCTTCCTGCGGCACGTAGTTTTTTTGCTTTACTTAATAATAAAATCTGTGCTAAAAGTTTAATAGCACCTGTTGCAACTATCTTTGTTAATCTTAATGCGAATCTTCCAACAGAAGTTCCAAAAGTTAAATAAAGTGCTAAAAGTTTAGGCCATTGTTCTCCAAGAAATCTACCAATTGATTTTACTTTATCAGCATTTTTAGGGTCACCAAACCATTCTAACAGTTTATATACAACTCTACCAAGAAAAACTGTTACAAGAAAATTAATTATCTTATCTAAAAGACTTTTAACTGGTGCAAGTATTTTTTCTGCTGCTTTCTTTAATCCATCAAATCTTTTCTCTAACTTACTTTCTGCAAGACTCCTTTTCTCCTGTTCTGCTTTTCTTCTATCATAAGAAGTAGATGAGTCTTTAAGTTTTTTTTGTCCTGATAATATTTCTGCAATAGAAGTTACAGATTTTGTAATCGTTGCAACACTATCTTCTACATTTGAAGTAGAACTTCCTGGTAGTTTTGCACCAATATTTTTTCCACTTATTCTACTACTTTGACTCTTTGATATATTTTTAAGACTAGTTATTTTTTTGGAATTATTATTAACAATTTTTGCAAGGTCACTAACTATACTAACAAGTTGTATTACATGACCAGCAAGACCTATTGTTGTTTTTTGTATGTTTAAAATATTTTTAGAGGGATCAACAGAACTCCCTCCCTTAAAACTTTTGGCAAAAATTATAGTTTTTTTGAGTTGTGAACTTAAATTTTTTAAATCGTTAGGATCGGGCATTGCTCATCTGTTGTTTTTGTTTTAACTCTTCCTCTTCAAGATGCTGCTGAAGTAGTCCAACATAAACATCTCTTTCCCAAGGTATCCAGTTTTCTATTTCAGTTAATGAATATTTATGATATTGCATCAAAGAAAAATTAAGACGAAAATAATTCTCAAGGTCCATATGGACCATTGCTACGCGAAAAAAGATGCTAACCCTTCTAAAACAACTTCGTTTTCAACTTCTGTTTTGGGGTTTGTAACTTTAATCTTATGAGAAAGTTTGGGCATTGTCTCAAAGAACTTTTCAATATCTTTGAATTGTGAAGAATTCATTGACTCTAAAAAGTCTACAAGTTCTTTTTTGGTAACATCAGAAGTAGACCAAGCTTCATCTGCTGTAAAAATTTTATCAATACAAGAACCAATCAACTCAAAGGATTGCTCCATTGCATTTTTTTCATTAAAATCAAAATTAGTTTTAATAAATTGGTCAAGTGATGGGTATTTCATTTCCATCATAATATTACCATAAATTTTAATTCTTTTTGTATGCTCTTCGTTTTTTTGAACTTTGATAGAATCAAGATTAATCTTTACAGCAACTTGAGTTTCTCCATCATCAGGGCAAATAATATTTACCTCAAGTTCTTCACCAACAGACTTACCACGAATATTTAAAAATAAAAATTCAATATCAAAAGTCGGTAAATCTTCTACTTTAATATTTTTAGTAATAATACAATTCTTAATAACAGTCTTGATCGCAGTTGTGATTTGTTTTGTGTCCTCACTTTCTAGTGCGATTACTAATAGTTTTTCTTCTTTGACTAAAAAAGGTCTATATTGGATTGTTTCTTCTGTTGATGGCAATTCAAGTTCATAGGTTGGTGTAACAATTTTTGGTAAAGGCATAATGTCCTATAGAATTTCAGGTATGGTTATTTATGCCCCTCTAAAAATTTTATCGTAATGGTAATCCATTTCTAGCAAAGAAACCTGTTCTTGCAATATCTGCTGCCTCTATGGAATCAAGATCTCTAGATTCTAATGCACGAGTATATTCAATATCTAATGATTCTATTTCATCAAGTTGAGATGGTATTAAGTTTGACGAAAGTCCTTCTGTACTAGAATCATTTGAAATTGTTTTACCAAGATAATATCGCATATAAGTCATACTTACACTACATTTTAATAAAGAAGAACTATCATATGATACTGGCATTGAAGTAATACTAATTGGATATGCTTTTACAAATCTATATTCCAAAGAACTTCCCTTTTTTTTTGCTCCTTTAATATTTCCATAAGTGCTTTTTTCAAATTTTATTACTTTCATTCCATCACATGCATAAGAATCTCTATATTTAAATCTATAATTATAATTTGGACTTTGTACGCTTGCACCAATTGATCCATCTGGATCAATTGCTTTACTTTCACCAGAAATAAACTTTAACCATGTCTCAAAAAAACGAATTGGAAGATAGTTTTCAGCATCAACGTAAAAAGTAAAATCAATTCTGTCATCGTAAATTCTACGATATGCATGTCTTTCTGTAACACCAGTATGGTCACTATTAAGTTCTAATGTTGCCAAATTAGAACCTGGAAGAATTGTTTCTGAACACAAAAGATTTAATTTTTGTTCATTTGTTTTGACATTGTTTTGTTGTAAAAAATTTTCAGGAAGTTTACTATAATCAATTTCTATTGCAAAATGCGATGTTGTTGCAGGATGAAGTAAATTTAATTTAATGTCTGCAATAGATTTTGGGCCAGGCATTTATAAATATCTTAAGAGTATATATTATGTAGTGTAGGTATGGTAGGAGTTAAGTATGCCTCGTGATTCAAAATATCATCAAGGACATTTTCATCCAAGAAATCCTGAAAAATATATTGGTGATTGTGGAAATATAGTATATCGTAGTAGTTGGGAACTTAAGTTTATGCAGTGGTGTGATAGATCTCCTAATATTTTGAGATATGGGTCTGAAGAATTTTGTGTCCCCTATTACAATCCAGTAAAACAAAAAGTATGTAGATATTTCCCAGATTTTATCATAGAAGTTTTAGAAGATAATAAAACTAAAAAGTATGTAATAGAAATAAAACCAAAAAAACAAACTACCCCACCAGTGAAAGGAAATAAGCAAACAAAGACCTTTATTCACGAGGTCAATACTTATGTGGTAAATCAAGCAAAATGGACTGCAATTCAAGAATGGTGTGCTGATTGAATGTTAGAGTTTAAGGTGATTACGGAGCAGCAATTATTTGGATAGAATAAGGG